TTGGTAAGGGCGGTGCGATGACGGGCCGTGGTGGTAATGTTGTCGTGCTGGATGATATTTTGGACGAGCAGGATGCTGTGTCTGAAACTGCGATGGAGAACACGTGGGAGTGGTACACGTCCGGTCCTCGCCAGCGTTTGCAACCGGGTGGTGCGATTATTGTCATTAATACGAGATGGAAAACAGACGATCTGTCGGGGCGCTTGCTCAAGCAGCAGGGCTATTTGAAGTCAGACCAGTGGGAAGTTCTGGAGTTCCCTGCCATCCTCCCCAGTGGCAAACCCCTGTGGCCCGACTATTGGAGCATCGACGAGTTGGAGAAGGTCAAGGTATCCATTGGCCTGAAGAAATGGAACGCCCAGTGGCAGCAGCAACCCACGAATGATGAGGGTGCAATTCTGAAGCGTAACTGGTGGCGCAAGTGGAAGTACGATGATCCACCAGAGTGTGAGTATCTGATTCAGGTATACGATACGGCGTACAGTAAAAAAGAGACTGCTGACTTCTCTGTCATCAGTACATGGGGCGTGTTCTACCCTGATGCTGACTCTGGTGCAAATCTGATGCTGCTTAATGTGCGCAAGGGCCGTTGGGACTTCCCTGAGCTAAAACGCATGGCTAAAGATGAATACATGTATTGGAAGCCTGATAATGTTTTGATTGAGGCAAAAGCTACTGGCACACCATTGCAACAAGAACTGCGTAAAATGGGCATTCCTGTTACGATGTTCTCTCCCGGTGGGCGGCGCTCGGGCCAAGATAAGGTATCCCGCGCCAATGCCGTTGCTCCGTTACTAGAGTCCGGCATGATCTGGTATCCTGAGGGTAAGGAGTGGGCCGAGGACCTTGTAGAGGAATGCGCGGCTTTTCCTAACGGGAACAATGACGACCAAGTGGATACTGCGGTGATGGCTTGGACGAGATTTCGTGCGGGTAACTTTATTGCGTTGGAAACGGATGATGATACAGAAGACGAGCCTGATACAACACCGGTTGAGTATTATTGAAATGCCGCATAAAATGTCTTGAATATTTGATCAAGGACCTCGGACCATGGCCCAACAGACGTTTGAAGAGATAGTTGCTGCTGTTAAGCAGGCGGAGAGCCGCGGCAAGCGCTACAAAGATGACGGTAAAACTCTGACCACCAGTCCCAAGGGTGCCCTTGGTGAGATGCAGGTCATGCCCAAGACTATTCTTGACCCCGGCTTTGGTGTAGCTCCTGCTAAAGATAAATCTCCGGATGAGATTGCAAGGGTTGGAAGAGACTACCTTCAAGCGATGTTGGGTAAATATGGCGACACAGAGAAGGCTTTGGTTGCGTATAACTGGGGACCCGGCGCTACCGATAAATGGTTAGCTTCTGGTGCAAAGCCAGAGGCTTTGCCGGCGGAAACAAGAACGTATGTTCAGCGCGTCAAGGGGCTTCTTGGCAAGGATGTTCCACGTGAAACAATGGCAAAAAAGGAACGTGAGCCGTTGCCCGCGTCCCTGCCTCCAATGGCCGAGGCAACTCCTGCCAAAGCAACGATGGCAAAGATGGATGTTAAGTCCATGCCAGCAAGCTATCAAGCCGCTTTTGCTTTAGCAGCTTTGGCTGATGCGCAGGACGAAGAGGATGATCGGGTATACAACGAGAACAAGAGCACGGAGACAGAAGAGTTCTTTGCCAACTACAAGCCTGTCAATAAATTAGCTTCTCTTGATTTAAGCGTTACGCCTGTGATGATGAAGGATGGTGGCGAAGTTGGTGAAGATCTAACGAAGCCATCTTTTGTCAACCCTAATATCAGGAAGCAAGGCGAGGCAGCAAGGAGACTTGCTGCGATGCGGGATGTCAACACACTTCCCGATCCTAAGACATACGCAGCGGTAGCCGGGGCCCTTGGCACACGGCCCGATCAGATGGGTTTTAGTGTATTGAATCCCAAGTACAAAGAGATAATGGATGTTGCCAATCCTGCTTTTTATGCGGGTACGGCGTTGCAGATAGCCCCTGTTGCTCAAGGTCCCGGCATGGGACGTATGGTGGGTGCAGCGGAAAGAGCCTTGGAGCCAGCGGTGCGCAGAACATTGGAAGGCGGTGGTAAGGCTTCTGAGATGTTGCAGGCTTTGGCAGCTCCTCCTTCGCAGATGTTTGTTCGTGCAAGGCCGGAAGCAGCAGCGCGGCACGCGGACCTGCAGGCTAAGGGCTTGTCACCAGAAGAAATCCGTGCGCAGAATTTAACTTTGGTTGATAACCGCGGTAATTTGATTGAAGAGATCAGTGATGCACCGGCAGTTCTGCAGCAAAAGACAGCTTCTGTGCCGCGTAATTTTTACGATATGCTGGCGCATCCGGAGCTTAAGAGCATTTATCCCGGATATGACATGCCTGATGTGCGGATAGGAACAACAAGGCGCAAGAATGCACCGTTGGCTTCGGCTTCTTTTGGAGAAAGAGAAGGAATTCAAGGAACAGTGCGTAGTTTGCCGGGTGATGATGTTAGGGGCACGGTCCGCGGAACTTTGTTGCATGAAGGCCAGCATGCAATTCAGTCCATAGAAGGTTTTACAGAGGGTGCAAACCCCAGTGCTTTTGTTGCTTACATTAAAGCGAAGCGCGGTTTGTACCACGAGGATCCTACGGTCAACGAAAATGTTATTCGGGAGATGGAAAGAGCGTATCCTAATTTGCCTGAGGTTACAGACAGGATAGGGCAGGATCTTAAAGCTAGATACGGCAAAGTTTTTCCGTCAGACAAGCGCGTAGGGGAAGCTTTGTACAGGCACATGCCGGGTGAAGTACAGGCGGACTTGGCACGTATTCGCGGTAATTTGACGCCGGAAGAGCTTAAAGCAACGCCGCTGGAGGCATCAATGCAGCAATTAGGTATTAATCCTGCCAATATTTTGGAAATGAACAAGATGGGTTCGCGCCCTGACAGGCAGATTGGTGATCTGGAATATGATGTTTATGGCTACGCGGACGGCGGAGAGGTTGAGCAAGAGCGCCTGACCCCGCAGCAGATAGAAAGAATCGCGGCCCAAGAAGCAGCAGAGCGGGAAGCGGCAAGTAATGCTGCATTTATTGCGCAGAAGTCAGGTATTGGTCGCAAGGCAGGCCCTGTTTCGCAAGCGTTGCAGTCTGGTCAGGGGCAGATAGAGTTCCTTAAAGGCATGACCAACGTACCGCAAAATATTTTGGGTGCGCCTGTTGATCTTGCAACGATGGCAATGCGTCCTTTTGGCTACGATGTTGAAAAGCCCTTCATGGGCAGTGAGTATCTGAAGGAAAAATCACGGGCCGCGGGCCTAGGGTTTACGCCATCTACTGATCCAACCTTAGCCGGCTTTTATGGTGCTGGTGATTTAGCCAGTAACCTTGTTAATCCTGCGGGTGCTACGCGCACGGGCGTGAAGGCTGCGAGTGCTGTAGCGGAAAAAGCGGGGGAAGCGGCGCGTGACTTCCAGCAATACAACCAGCAGTTGGCTGTTCCCGGTGCGTCGTACATCCGCCGCCCTGCTGGCGGTGTATTCCCAACGGCAAAGAGCGTGGAAGACGAGCCAATATCTGCGTTGGATACGGCAATAAAAGGTTATATAGGAACGTTAGACCTTATTAGAGCACCAGCCGAAAACAAAGAAGCGGCAAAGCAGTTTATTGATACAAAACTTCGCGACTACTTTAAGACTAAGGCAGGCAGCATATCTGATCCGCTACGCGAAGCTTTGATTAGTGGCCGCATTAAACTTCCAAAAGATTCTCCGTTAGAAGAACAATTTCCACAAGCCCTGATTAATGCTTCAAGGGCAGGCGATGTTACGGCGATGAAGGAAATAGAAAAACGTTTTGACCGGATGATGAATGTAAGTAATTTCCGTGTTCAGCAAACAGGGGCTGGGTTAGACGACAACAGGGTGGCAGCAGAGGCGTTTAAGCAGACAATTTTGCAACAGATGAAAGCTAATCCAAACATTATTCCAGATGAGTTTTTGTTGCGATTGACTAAAAAGAATGCGGATCAATTGCCTCCTAAAAAAGCAGCGGAAGAAGTTGCCAACATTCGGCAAAAGTTGGCGGATAACCCAACGTTGTTTAACACGGTGCTTGAGCCAAAAATTTCTCGTTTGATAGATGATCAATTAGTTGAAAGTGTAAGCCCAAGTAGCGTTGCTCAATATGCGGATCTGTATCCCGCTTTAGCAAATGCACCAAAGCGGCAAGAAGGAATTATGGCGTTACAGGCAGATGTGCCCATTACGGATTTAACGTACATGGGTATTCCCGATGCATTTGGCATGCAAAGGTATGAGTTTGCACAAGAAATAATGAAAATGGATCCTAAAGACCTTGCACAGATGAGCGTGCCTGAGTTTTATGCTAAAGCTCTCCCATCATTTGCAAAAGCGGAAGTATTTAAAGAAAAAGTTCGCACAGTCGACAAGTTAGCCTCAGCGAAAAAACCCGTTCCTCCTGAACTTGGTCAGTTTGGCACTAAGGAATTTTTGCCAACTGATTCAAGCGGTATGACATGGCGCGAGATTACCGATCCAAAAGCTTCTTTAATTCAAGCAAAGTTTTTGGGTAATTCAATAGGCGGCTATGCGGAAGCTGGCACATATGGTCCAATGGACAACGGTATTAATGCGTTAATAAACGGAGAGGTTCGCCTCTTTAGCCTGTACGACAAAAATGGGCACGCTGTTAACAACGTTGAATTTGTGACGCCCAAGGTAGCCAACAAATTACCACACAAAGCAAACACCATTACCCAGATGAATGGCAACGGTGTTAGAACAGGCAACGTGGTGCCAGAAGACTATGCAGAACAAATGTTAGATTTGGTCAATGCATTAAACCCTAAAGACATACCGTTCAGCATTAAGCAACTATTTCAGGACAAAGGTTTGATTGTTGCTCCCCCTCCTCCACCACTAAATGCAGCGCGCACAATTCAAATGAATATGTTCCAACCTCCCGCGCAACGCGCTACTGGGGGTATGATCGAGCGCCAACCCAACGATAACCGCAGATATCTGTAAGGACACAACATGCCAATTGAAAAGAACATGACAATCGACGACTTGCCTGAGGGCGATGTCGCCGTTGAGATGGAAGATGAGTTGCCCTCGGATATTGACATTGAGTTTGATACAGAAACCGGTGAAGTTGTTATAAACATTGGCGCAGAAGACGATGATGTTGCCTATGACAGCAACTTAGCCGAGATCATTGAGCCTGATGTCTTGCAGCTTATCTCGTCTGACTTGATGTCGTTGTTTGATGCTGACAAGTCTTCACGCAAAGAGTGGGAAGAGCAGTACAGCAAGGGCATGAAGATGCTGGGCTTCACGTTTGAAGAGCGTACCAAGCCGTTCAAGGGCGCGTGCGGCGTGCAGCACCCTCTGTTGACAGAGAGTATTGTTCAGTTCCAAGCCCAAGCGCTTAAAGAATTGATGCCCGCGGGCGGGCCCGTGCGCACGCAGGTGCTGGGCAAAGAGACACGTGAGAAGTTGATGCAAGCGGACCGCGTGCGTGACTTCATGAACTATCAGATCACGACAGTGATGGAAGAGTACACACCTGACTTTGATCAGTTGCTGTTCTATGTTGGCTTTGGTGGCTCGGCATTCAAGAAAGTTTATTACGATGAGGCCAAGGGCCGCATGGTAAGTGCTTTGGTGCTGCCTGATAACCTGTATATACCGTATACGGGCTCATCTGTGATGAGCGAATGCCAGCGGATCACGCACCGCGTTCCGATGTCCACCAACGATTACCGCAAAGCAGTGATCCGTGGTCAGTACTTGGATACAGCGCAGATGACGACTGCGGCAGAGACGGGCCAGAGCATTATCAAGAAGGAAACAGACCGCACTACGGGTGTTGATCCTACTGGCGTGGAAGAAGAGATCTGTTTGCTGGAGTTCTTGGTTGATCTGGACATCCGCGGCTTTGAGCACAAGGATGAGGACGGCGAAGAGACAGGCATCAAGCTGCCTTACATCGTCACGATTGACGAGATCTCTCAATCTGTTGTGGGTGTACGCCGTAACTGGAAAGAGGGCGATCCTCTGTTTGCGCGCAAGCAGTATTATGTGCATTACTTGCTGGTCCAAGGCCCCGGAGCGTATGGCTTGGGCTTCTTGCATTTGGTTGGTGGCCTTACTAAGACGGCTACTTCTGCACTGCAGCAATTGGTGGACGCTGGAACGCTGGCTAACCTGCCTGCAGGCTTTAAAGCCAAGGGTGCGCGCATTGCAAACGACGATACACCGTTGTCACCCGGTGAGTTCCGCGACATGGACGCTGGTGGTGCGGAGTTGTCTGCATCTTTGTTGCCATTGCCATACAAAGAGCCAAGCCAGACCTTGTTTGCGCTGCTTGGTTTCTGCGTAGACGCTGGTCGCCGTTTGGCAAGCATTACCGACATGCAAGTGGGTGACAGCAACCAAAATGCGGCTGTTGGAACGACGATTGCATTGCTTGAAAAAGGCAGTGCGGTCATGTCTGCGATTCACAAGCGTTTGCATTACAGCCAGCGCATGGAATTTCAATTGCTGGCTAAAGGTTTTGCCGACTATTTGCCTGCTGAGTACCCATACGATGTGCCCGGTGAGAGCCGCAGGATTAAGGCAAAAGACTTTGATGACCGCATTGATGTCTTGCCTGTTTCTGACCCCAACATCTTCTCTGTTGCCCAGCGTATCACGATGGCGCAAACGCAGTTGCAACTGGCTCAGAGCGCACCGCAGATGCACAACATGTATGAGGCCTATCGCCGCATGTATGAAGCCATTGGTGTGCGTGATATTGACACCATCTTGAACACACAGCAAGTGGACAAGCCAAAAGATCCTGCAAGCGAGAATGCACAGGCGCTTGATGGCTCACCACTCAAAGCTTTTGCCGGCCAGCAGCACGATGCTCACATCCTGACCCATATCTTATTTGGTATGAGCCCGATGATGCAGGGTATGCCTAACGTGGCGGTTACTTTGCAGAAGCACATCTTTGATCACATCCGTTTGAAGGCGGAAGAAGAGGTGGAAGCAGAGCTGTTCCAGCAGTACGGCACGGATCCTGACCAACTTATCTCATCTTTGCAGCGTGAGGCGATGATTGCAATCAAGGTTGCACAAGGTTTCCAAGAGGTCAAGGCTTTGCAGAACCAATTGATGGGCCCACAGACTGATCCGCTGGTTGAATTGAAGAAACAAGAGCTTGGACAGAGCGCTCAGCGCGATCAAGCGAAGCTGCAAATGGATCAGCAGCGCCTTGGCCTTGATCAACAAAAGGAACAGGCCGATGTTCAGTTTGATACGGCACGTTTAGCACTGCAACAACAGGCTGCTGCACAGAAGAATTTTCAAGATGCCATACGAAATGCCCAACAAGGAGCAAAAAATGCAAACCAAAGCAACAAAAAAGACTAAAAAAGAGCCTAAAGAGATGTCTGGGTCACCAAAAAGTGTAAAAACACCACAAAATGACCCACGTGTAACGTATGTTTACCGAAAAGATGCATTCAAAAAGGTAAAATTAGCGTAATAGTGTGCATAATGCACACGTAACCTTCGGACAGGGGTCTATCTGTCTGCTTCATTGGAGTTATCCATGCTTGAATTTGCAGAGAAAGTCATATTTGCCATTCGCAGGCTTGAGAACGAGACTAAAGACTTCGTTAGCAGCGGCAATGTCAAATCGATGGAGCAGTACAAACATTTGATGGGCCGGTTAGAGGGTTATACGTTTGTTCAGGAAGCCATACAGGATGTCTTGAACAAGAACTCTGATCTATAAAGGACCAACAGATGGAAATGACTGCATTAGAGAAGCGATGGGCTGAGGAAGCGGTTGAAAAAGCCGCTTTTGAAGCCGCTCTTGCTGAGGCTGCCAAGGTTGAAGAGGCAGAAGAAGAGCAACGCATCGAAAACATCAGGGAACACCTTCCACAGCCCACAGGTTGGCGGATTGTTGTTTTGCCCTACAGAGGCGCTAAGAAAACCAAGGGTGGCATTGAATTAGCCGAAGAAACCTTGGAACGACAGCAACTCACTACCACTTGCGCATACGTTTTGGCCGTTGGCCCACTCGCTTACAAAGACACCGACAAGTTTCCGGACGGTCCTTGGTGTAAAGAAGGCGATTGGATCATTTTTGGTCGGTACGCTGGCGCACGTATGGGCATTGATGGCGGAGAGATCCGTATTCTCAATGATGACGAAATTCTGGCTCGTGTTAACGACCCAGAAGACATTCTGCACATGTAAGGAAGCATATGACACAAGTAATGAACGATTCGCAACTTGAGTTTGACCTTGGGGAAGGTGAAAAGGCCACAGATGTGAGCTTTGACAGACCTGAGGGCGACGAGAGTCCTGCGGCACCTGAACCAGAAGCTAATATTTTCCAAAAGCCTGAACAAGAGTCCGCTCCTAAGAATGAGTTGGATGAGATTAGTGAAGGCGTGCAAAAGCGTATCTCCAAGCTTACTGCGCGCATGCGCGAGGCCGAGCGCCGTGAGCAAGCAGCCCTTGAGTACGCTAAGGGCCTGCAGAACCAGACTCAATCTCTCCAGCAAAAGCTTGTACAGACGGATTACAGCCGCCTGAACGAAGCTAAGACACGTCTGGAGACACAGCAAACGCAGTTGCGCCAAATCATTGCCAAAGCGCGTGAAGAGAACGACATCAACACTGAGTTGGAAGCGCAAGAGCGCTTGTCTGCGTTAAGTGGCGAGCAGCGTCAGGTAGCTTCTTGGCTACACACGCAACAAGAGGAAGTTGAGAGACATCGCAACGCTCCTCCTGTTCAACAAGCGCCTGTGCAGCAACAACCTCAGCGTCCTGCTCCTAGCCCTCGTGCAGAGGAGTGGGCAGAACAAAACTCGTGGTTTGGACAAGACCGCGTGATGACTTATGCTGCGTGGGGCATACACCAAACACTTGTTGAACAAGAAGGTGTTGACCCTAATTCAGATGAGTACTATACTGAACTCGATAAACGTGTTAAGAATACTTTTCCTGACAAGTTTAGAGACCAATCCAGACAACAGCGTTCCGCGCCTGCTGTTGCCCCTGCCTCCCGTAGTTCGGGAATAAATAGTGCGCGCCGTACTGTCCGGCTTTCGCCGAGTCAGGTTGCTATAGCAAAAAAACTGGGCGTTCCTCTTGAAGAGTATGCCAAGTATGTTAAGGAGTGAAA